TCGAGGTCAAGGTGCGCTGCAGCGCAACGGGCAAAATCGCCGATGAACGGTGTGTTCAAATCGGTGAGGAGAAAGGCACGCACCTTCTCCGTCAGTTTCATGATGGGCGTCACTCCAGACGGAAGCGTCTGTGACGTGTGGAACTTTGACAGCTGTCGCGGGATGTCACAGCAGGAATTGGGATTTCCGTACCAGACATCTGGGCTGTAGACGCGGGCCAGAAACTTGATTCCAGCACAACCGCGTTCAACAACCTCCACAGACAGTTTCTGTCCAACCATCGCACAAGCTCGCACATACCTCTCAGGATCGACATTTGCTGTAATGCCGTCGTCACCTCCATAAATTCCCAAACGCGCATAGGCCTCAGCAGGGCCGATGTAGCGCGCTCCATGCCCCACACGCGTGGAGCGGAGAGCCAAATATGCCATGAAAGCATTAGCCAGTGAGTTGAAAACTGCGGTTTCAGGTGACCCAGAGGCCCGTGCGGTGCCGGTGTTGTAAGCGACACCCATGGTGGAAATGGCAGGGAGATTAAACTGAGAACTGTGCAAATCAACGATCTGTGCACTGTACCCAGCTGGGAAGGCGCGGAGGAGGGCCATGCGCTCCAGCTCCCGCAAAACTGGTGACACGCGTCCGTCGAAGCGGCTGAGGTCGGTGTTGACAGCAGTGCCAGCCTCACGTAAGACTGACACGACACGCCCGGCAATGTGTGCGGGTGTTTTGCCAAAGGCATACCAGGGCTGTTGCTTCATGTGGTCAGCAAACGTATAGATGAACCTGGAATACGCGGCTTTGTCATTACCATTGATAGTGGAAATGAGCCTGGGATCTTTGGCACTGTCGTACGACTCAGCCTTCATAAACACCTTCGCGATGCGTTTCGCGGCGGTGAGGGCAGCTTCGTAGAGGATGCGGCGCTGGGTTGGCCTGTGTTGTCTCTCATGAACAACCTCCTCCTCCATCGGATGCATGATGAAGGGCTCAGGGAGAAATAACTCGAGGAAGTTCTGCATCTCAGTGTACACGTAGGGGGACGCGCGCACATCGTTCGCAACATCAGTGATGCGGGCCCGGACAGCACGTTCCTCATTCGCCTTTGTTCGATCAGGGGCATAACATTCATGTAACATAGGAGACATGAACGGAACGAGGGTGGGTCGTGCGTTGGGGTCATACGCCGTCGGATCATACTGAAACCGGTGGACGGCGGCTTGCACTGGAAACACGTAGTGGGGTTTCTTGGGCTCCTGTGTTTTATGGAACTCATACAGGATAACTGCT